AAACTTAGTCATTGGCGGCCAGATTTAAAAGTCTGGCGACACATGCTCGAACCCATGATTTCATGGGGACGACTTGTGTCAGGTGGTTTGTCTCGTAGTAAGGTTATTCAACTAGCAACGTTTGCTAAATGGGTAGCGAATATGGTACGAAAGCAAGGGAAAGAAGGTCTAGTCCAGTACCTCAAAACCGCTCACACTATGCTAATGCAGGGTGTGCCCGGGTCAGAGCTGAAGGTCGCTTCGAGAGCAATCTCGAAAGTGGCCGTGGCCGCGAGTGGAGATGGTCTACCGCGAGTGATTCCGCGCTATGCGCGTGGTTTCATCCGTAGAGGAGATCATGCCACTATTCGGTTCTGGCTGACACTACTGGGTATGTATAGAATCCTTCTTATAGATCCAAAGTACAAGTTGTCCACAATAACCGCTCCGGGAGTTAAGCTCGAAAGAACTTTTCTTCTAGAGTGGGTGTGGTTTCTAAGAAAACGATTTATAAGGGGGTTGGAAATGCATACAGGTGAGAAACTCTTAGATGTTGGGTCCGATATCTTGAGTAGACCATCAGTGCTTCCCTTAATGAAGTCTTCGGCGGACCTCCCCCAAGTTGATTGGGAGAGTACTCCGCCAAAAGTCGGTCCATCGACTTCATTCGGCGCTAGGTTCAACTCCGCGAGGAGGTGGACCGAAGGCCAATGGGGATGGTCACTGTTCCGGTACCTTTCGGTTCATCCCGGAGGAACTGGTACAACCCAATCCTGTTGGACGCTAATGACTGAAGTTGCGGAAGCCGCTAGTATTGCTAAAGCGTATACTGCCGAGGGCAGTAGGCTTGAATCTATTAGGAAAGGACTCTCGCCAAAAGCGGCGATAGCTGCTCGGAAGCGAGATGAATTTTCTAATGGAAGTAATGCGAATGGTCGGCTATCTGTAAAGGTAGAACCAGCGGGCAAAGCCCGAGTTTTCGCGATGGTGGATTATTGGACGCAAGTTGCCTTGAAACCGTTGCACGACTGGATCTTTTCCGTACTACGGGAGATACCTCAGGACGGTACCTTCGATCAGATGAAGCCTGTGAAAAGGCTTTTGAAGAACGTTGGCCCTAATGAGAAGATCTGGTCATTCGACCTCAGTGCAGCGACGGATAGAATACCCGTCCTTATTCAGGGTCTGTTGTTATGGCAGATCTTTGGGCGGCATTTTGCCTCAACTTGGAGAGCTCTCCTCTGCAATCGACCCTACTACTTGGGCGCTAAACACGCTCGAGCAGCTGGACTCGGGAGCAGGGGGGTGAACCTTCGGTATGCCGTCGGCCAGCCGATGGGAGCCTTTTCGAGTTGGGCTATGCTAGCCTTGACTCACCATGCTATGGTGCAATTCGCGGCCTATAAGGCAGGCGAAGTAAAGTGGTACGACCGATATGCGGTCCTCGGTGATGACGTCGTCATCGCCGGTGATCGAGTAGGTCGAGAATATCGCAAACTGTGTCAAGTAATCGGTGTGAATATAGGGATTGCGAAATCCCTGGCGGCTAAGGGTAAGACCTTAGAGTTCGCTAAGAAGTTCTTCTTTCGAGGAGAACCTGTTAGTGGGCTTCCTATTAAGTATTGGGCAGCTGCCCAACATTCTTTAGGAGTCGCGCACGCCTTATCAGCGTGGTATCCCACCGGGACCTTGGCAAA